AGAACAACCTGATCGACTTCATCACCGACAGCATCAACGGCCAGGCGATCAGCATCCCGACCTTCCTGGGCCATGTGGTCATCGTGGACGATCGTATGCCCAGCGCGGCCGGTGTGTTCGAAACCTGGCTGTTCGGGCGCGGTTCGCTTCGCGGTGCGATGGGCACTCCGCCCGTCGGCACCGAAGTGGAACGCAAAGCGGATGCCGGTAACGGCGGTGGGCAGGACATCTTGTACACGCGTCAGGAATGGATCCTGCACCCAGCAGGCCATGCCTACATCGGCACCCCTGCCGTCGGTGGTCCGTCGAACGCCAACACCGCCAACAACCTGGCAGCCGCCGCCTCGTGGCGCCGTGTTGTGGCCGAGCGCAAGCAAGTCGCAATGGCTCGCTTGGTCACCCGCGAATTCTAAATCGCGGGTAAGGAAGCGCTGCTCCGTCACTTGGCGGGCAGCGCTTTTGTACATCTTGTAAGGACCAAATCATGAGTCACGAAAAAATCCGCGCTGCGTTGACCCAACTGAAAGCCGATACGGACATGCACTGGACCAAAGACGGTGAGCCTGCTCTTTCGTTTGTGAACGTCCTTGCAAAAGGCAAGTTCACGCGGGACGAAGTTTCCAGCGCCTGGCCCGGTTTCAACCGAGGCAACATGAACCCCGAAGTTGTTGCGCCCCCTGCCGCAACGAACCCCGTCGTGCCTGAAGCTCCGCCTCCTGCTCTGGTCGTCGAAGCCACAGCTCCCGCCGCCCCTGCGCCTGTCCCTCCGGTTGCGAAAAAGGAAGCTCCTGTGCCTCCGGTCTTGCCCGCAGAAACCCCGAAAGCGCCGGAAGCTCCGGTGGAAAGCGAAGCCGAGGCTGCGCGCAAGTCTTTGACCCAGTACATCGAAAAGATGGAACAGGTGATCGACGAAGCCCGTACCCGTCGCGACGAAGCACAAGCCAAGCTGGATGTCCTGCTGTCGCAGATGGCTGAAAGCGAGAAAGAAAGCTTTGCGTCCGTCAACCAACGCTACCAGGCCAGCCAGCAAGCAGAACGCGAAGCCCGTGCAGACAAGTTGGCAAAGCTCCGCGAACTGGGTGTGACCCAGGAAATGCTCGGCTCGGTGTTCCCCAAAGGATCGCCGATTGACGCAGCCCTGCGCAACCGTCCGCGTCGATGATCATGGCGTTCATTGTCGAGGACGGAACCGTCGTTGCAGAAGCGAACTCTTACGCTAGCGTGGAGTTCGCGGATGCACTGTTGGCCTCCCTCGGCAAAACATCTTGGACGTCTGCAATCCTTGCGAAAAAACAGGAATGCCTTGTATCCGCAACCGCGTACATGGACACCATTTTCGCAGAGCGGTATAAGGGCTCCGTTATAGATCGGCTGCAAGCTTTGGAGTGGCCCCGGAAAAATATTCCGAACATTCCGATAACAGAAATGCCCATCCTGCTCAAAAAAGCATGTGCCCTGTACGCTTACCGGGCGCTGACTGCCGTTTTGCTTCCCGATCCCACAACGGACGCAAATGGTTTTTTAACCACAGTTAAGCGCCAAAAGCTGGGCCCTCTCGAACGTGAGTTCCAGCGGCCCTACAGTGGCACTGGGTCTACAGCAATGGTTATCCGGCCTTATCCGGAAGCGGACTTGCTAGTTGCCCGCTTGCTTGTTCCCAGAATGGGTGGAGTCCTGCGGTGATCGACTATAGCGAGTTTGTCGAACTTGCCCGGGAAATGATCGCGGAATCTGGCCGCGTGATAGAGATTTGCAAGCTAGAGAATAACACTCCCGATCCAAGTAAGCCTTGGCTTGGTGGTCCTGCGCTTGCTGGACCTGAAGATAACTTGACCGTAATGGCTGCTTTCCTCCCTACAACCGGCAACGGTGGGGGCTTGGCTGCAAACGGTGGTAGCGGCATAGGCACGTCATTCGTCAAGGATGAATTGCTGGCACAAGTGAACCAGATTGTGCTCGTCGCCCCTCCAGACGATACGCTAGACACGTTTGCTGGTGGCAGGTTTGCGAACCACGATTTGATCTTGGATAACGACGTCCGCTACCGCATCAAATGGGCTGAAGTTCTACGCCCTGGAGATGTGGTTACCCTGTACGTGTTCGGGGTAACGCTGTGACTTTTCAAGAAGCCGTTAACGCCATCTGGCAAGTTTTGCACGACCGGATGCAGCTCGTAGATCCTACTATATCCGTGCACTACCCGGATACCGCAGGCTCCGTATCTAACGGGAATGTGCCATGGATACGTGCTACAATGGCGCATATCCCGCCAGGCAAAGGAAGCCTAGCAGGGGCGTTTGGAACAAGGCGTCGGGAGAGATCTGGTGTCTGTACGATCCAAATTTTTGTGCCAGCTGGAGATAAACGATTCACTTCGTACAAGCTGGCTCAAGAAATCGTACAAGCTTATGAAGATTCTCAAACGAACGTTTGGTTTCGAAAAGCCTACGTAAATGAAGTCCCGGGTGACTCCGGAGGCTTTTCGCAAACGAATGTACTTGTCAACTTTGAATACGACCACGTGAGGTAATCATGCCCGATAAACAAGACTCCAACCTGACTGGCCTTTCGTTCGCGGAAGAAGCCAGTCTCAAGACCCTCGGTGGTGCGCCCGTCTGGTATCCGTTGGAGCCCAACAGCTATTCGGACTTTGGTTCGACTGTTAATACGGTTGCCCGCAATCCGCTGAACCCGAGTCGCCAGCGCAAAAAAGGCACGATCACCGGAGTGGAAGCATCCGGCGGTTTCAACCAGGACATGACCTTCAGCAACCTCACCCGTTTGCTGCAGGGTTTCTTTTTCGCCGACGCTCGCGAAAAGAAGACGACCAAGCCCATCAGCGGTGCGGCATCCATCGTGATTACTTCAGTTGCGGGCGCAGCAAAAACCTACAGCGCCGCGGCTGGTCTCAACACCTTCTTGCCCAAGAGCATCGTGCTTGTTTCCGGTTGCACGAACTCGGCGAACAACGGCTTGAAAAACGTCACCACGGCAATCGCTACAACTCTGACCGTCGCGGAAGCGTTGGTGGATGAAGCTGCCCCGCCGGCTGCTGTCAAAATCGAAACGGTGGGCTTCGGTTGTATTGCAGCAGAAGCTTCGATCTCGATGAATGGTTCCTTGGTTCGTATGAACTTCGTCACCACAAACCCGACGACGCTGGGCCTCCGTGCTGGTGAATGGATGTTTGTCGGCGGCGATGCAGCCAACACCTACTTCACGAACAACCGGGGTTATGGCCGGATCTCCTCGATCGATGCAACATACATCGAGTTCGACAAGGTCAGCTGGATTCCTCAGGTGGAAGCGGGCGCGGGTAAGACCATTCAGCTCTACTTCGGTTCGTTCCTCCAGAACGAAAGCGATCCCGCGTTGATCAAGCGCCGCAGCTATCAGCTCGAACGCACGCTGGGCAACGATGGTGTGGGCGTCCAATCGCAATACTTGGTCGGCGCTGTCCCCAACGAGCTCACGTTCAACTTCCCGCAAGAAGACAAAGTCACGGTCGATATGTCCTTTGCGGCCTGCGACGAGGAGTTCCGCAATGGTACCGTGGGCGTTAAGACCGGAACTCGTGTTGCACTGGTCTCCGAAACGGCTTTCAACACGTCGAGCGATTTCAGCCGCATCAAGCTGGGCATTGCCGATCCGCTGAGCGCCTCGGTGACTCCGCTGGTGGGTTTCTTGCAAGACGCAACCATTACGGTCACGAACAACGTTTCGGCCAACAAGGCTCTGGGCTCCGTTGGTGCATTCGAAATGACGGCAGGCAATTTCGATGTCGGCGGTTCGGTCAACGGGTACTTCAGCATGCTGAGCGCTGTCGAAGCAGTTCGTGCGAACTCGGACGCCACCATCGACTTGATCATCTGCGCCAAGAACCAAGGCTTCGCGTTCGACGTCCCGCTGATCACACTCGGAAACGGGCGACTGGCTGTTGCCGCAGACCAGCCGATCACAATCCCACTGGAAAACAACGCAGCCGAATCCAAGTTCAACAACACCCTGTCGTTGACCGTCTTCCCCTATCTGCCGCTCGCAGCTCACTAAGAAAGAATCAAATGCTCTATAAGCAGTTCAAGACCGACAAATCCATCGAAACCGCAGGCGTGTGGCTGGAATACGGCGAGAATGCCCAAGGCAAGCCCGTTCGCATTCGTATCGCCCGCGCCGGTGGTGCGAACGAACAGTTCTCGAAGACGCTGGACCGTCTGACCAAACCTGTTCGCCGTGCGATCCAAACCGAAACCCTGAGCCAGAAGCAGGGTCGCAAGATGATGATCGAAGCTTACGCGCAATCGGTTGTTCTCGGTTGGGAGAATGTGGACATCGAGGAGTCCGAGAACGGCCCCGAAATCAAGAACGCTCCATTCACCAAGGAAAACGTCATTCGGTTGTTTACCGATTTGCCGGACCTGTTCGACGACATCCAAGAACAAGCTCGCAAGTCGGCTCTGTTCCAGGAAGACATCCTGGAAGTCTCGGCAAAAAACTGATCGAGGTCCTGCTCTATGAAAAAGAGCAGGGCAAGGTCGAAGCGTCCATTCTGAAGGACTGCGCTCGTACCGGGCAACCGGTTCCCGACCGCATTCGTAACGCTCCAAGTCTACTTCTAGGCTTGGAGCTTTTTATGTACGGGTTTAAATTCCTGGATACCTTTCGGGGCTACAACGCCTGGAACGGAACACCAGAACCCTTCAGCTTAGAACTATTGATTTCGTATTGCAATCTGCACGAGATAGAAGGAGATCAGCTGTCCGATTTTCTTCATTTGGTTTCTACAATGGACATGAAGTACCGTGCATGGATTGCGTCTAAGAAGACCGCAGCGACCGAGAATAAACCTCCGATTCCTGTACAAAGACCCGGGAGCGAATAATGGGCACGTTATCCCAGTTCGAAAAGAACATGAGCAAGCTTGGGAAAAACGTCGAGCGGAATGCGGAAAAGCTTGTTCGCGTAGTCGCCAAATCGGTTATCGAAACGGTAACAAGAGCGACACCTGTGGATACCGGGCAAGCTGTCTCCAACTGGCAAGTCCGCGTAGACCAAGACGCTACAAATGTAATTCCTGCGTACTATCCGGGCTCACTCCGTTCCACTGCGGGTGCAAATATCTGGGCGGCCATTGAAGCTGGATACTCTGTTATTTCCAGGTATAATGGTAACAATAAGCGTATCCATATCACGAACAACGTGCCTTACATCGGTGAGCTGAACGACGGTTCTTCCCGTCAGGCTCCTGCAAGTTTTGTGCAACTCTCTGTCCTTTCCGCAGTAAGCGAAATCCGATCCTTCCGAATCCTAGGCCGTTAAATGACGACTGAACGCATCGACATAATTATCCGCGAAGATGGCTCGCGGATAGTGCGTCGAAATTTGGAGGGGATGGGGTCTAGCGCAAAGTCCGCCGAGCGTTCTGTCTTTGAACTGAAGCGGACCCTGCAGACTTTGGGCATTGGCGTCATCGCCCACCAACTCGCGTTGGCTGCGGATGAAATGACCACATTGCGCAGTCGCTTGCTCATTGTGAGTGACACGCTAGCAACTGCCCGAACACGGTTCAACGAGCTGTATGTTATTGCGCAAAAGACGAGAACTTCGTTTGCGGACTTGGGGCAAACGTATACCAGCCTTGCCCGTGCAGCTCAGAGCTTGGGCGTTGCTCAATCCCGGGTTCTGCGTGTCACGGAAACCATTTCCAATGCCATGGCAATTGGTGGAGGCACGGTTGAGTCCATGCGGGCAGCACTTGTGCAGTTCAGCCAAGCCATGGCGTCCAATCGTTTAGGCGGTGACGAGTTCCGGTCTGTGATGGAACAAGCTCCGCGCCTAACGAAAGCAATCGCGGATGGCCTTGGAGTGACGATCGGCAAGCTCCGGGAAATGAGCAGAGAGGGTTTGCTAACTACAGAAACGGTCATGACCGCGCTGGAAAGCCAAGCAGCTCAGTTAGCCCTGGAAATGGAGAAGTCGCAAGTGACTATCTCCCAAGGCTGGACCCGTGTGGTTAACTCCTTTAAATTGTTCATTAACACGGTAGATGAAGCAACCGGTGCGACAAAATTGCTAGCCGGTGGGCTGACAGGCATTGCAGAGGGTTTCGATTATTTGGGCGATACAATCCGACAGCATGAAGCCATTTTTGCAGGCATTATGGGGGTTTTGGCGGGTGCAGCAGCTATTGCGGGCCTTGTAGCTGTTGCCAAAGGCATTATGTTTGTTGTTGGAGCTGTTTCGGCCCTCGCTGCTGCTCTAGCTGCTGCTCCGGCTGTAGCCATTCTTTTGGGTGTAGGCGCACTCGCAGGCGGTTTTGTTGCTACTACGAACGCGATGTCCAAAACACGCGAAGGCATGCAAAAGACGCTCAAAGCGATGGAGTCAGGGCTTAACGATCGTAGCATATACGACGGTAGGGATGCAGAAGCCAACGCTGCATTCGCTGCAACCGTGGAACAGCGTAAGAAAGCGATCAGTGCTTTGCGAAGCGAGATTGCATTAATGGACGGGCAAAACCTCGACACCCGTGCGGAAGACGCACGCATTGAGCGTTACACGTTGGCTGCAAAGAAACAAGAAGACTTGAAAGATAAATTACACGGCGCTAGTTTGGCTCTGCGTGGTTTCGACAGCAAGGCACAAGAATATCAAGATAATCTGACATTATATCAAAATGCACGTAACGCAGGCTTGATCACAGAAGCGGACTACATTAAAGAAGTGACGGCACTTGCGGAAAAGTATTACGAAGCTCCAAAGAAAGCAAAGAAAAGCCCTATCAGCCAAGAAGCGAAAGACTTGAAGGAATTGTCGTCTGTGCTGAATAAGATTCAGTCTAAGGACGCAGGCGTTGACAACTCGTTCTATAAAGACTTGACTACACTCAAAAAAGGCTACGACGAGGGCAAGCTTAGCATCGACACTTACAGGCAAGCTGTCGAGAATTTAATCAGTACACAAAAGTTCGCCAAGGACGCAGTTAAGGACCATGCAAAAGAAGTCGCGGCTGCAGCAGAATCTAATAATGCCGCCTTCGACGAAGAATTCGATAAAATTGAAAAGAAGCGTCTTGCAAACGAAAGCCAGATTAAAGCTGGTCGGGAAATGCTGGAGCAGATCGAGTTTGAGACGTCGCTCTTGGGCATGAATAACGTTGAACGCGAAATGGCAATTCAGCTTCGCGAACGTGAAACCGCAGGGATCATTAAAGGTACACAAGCCTATGACGCGTATGCGGATAAGCTGCAGAAAGCTTTGCTCGACCAACAAGCGAGAAGAGAGTATATTAACTTTTGGGAAGATGTAAACCGCGTAGCCGAAGACGTCTTTTTGGACATCGCGATGAACGGCGAAGATGCGTTCAAGCGCATTGGTGAAAGTATCAAGCGCGAAGTCATTAAAATGCTTTACGAGATGACCATCAAGAAATGGATCATCCAGATCAGTGGTGTCAACTCTGGTAGCCTGGGCAGCTCTGGCGGCATAGATCTCAGCACATTGTCCTCGGCTTACTCCGCGTTTACCACAGGCATAGGCGGCGGGGCGGGTGCTGGTGCAGGAGCTGTCGGTGGCAGTAGTTCCGCTGTTGGCTCCTATGTTGGCGGGTCGATGTCCGGCGCAAACGCAGCAGGATCCATCTATGCTAACGGTACAGGAACAGGCATCGACGGTCTGTTGTCATATAACGGAGCTTATGGCACAACGACAGGTGCAGGTGGAGCTGCATCAGGTAGCGGGCTTGTCGCGGGCGAAACGGCGTCCATGTATGGGACGACTGCAGGTTCAACGCAGCCAG